CTTTTTGTTTGTCCCGCCATCGTCCACCAACATTAAGTCTGCATCGGACAAGGTGGCTGCACCCAAAGCCGACAGGTCAATGTCGCCCGCCACGGTGCTGCTTATGTACGTCGCCAATGCGTCAACGTCTAGCTTGTAACTGGTCGTGCTTCGACGCATCCACAGGTCGTCACCCGCCTGCACTGCCGGAGTAGCATCTGCTTTGTCCCATGCTTCGGTTTCGATATACGCTGCGATGTTCGCGCCGGTGATCTTCTTTGGCGTGCTTCCCTCAATGACGTAGAACACGTCCGCGTCTTCGAGGGTAGTCAGTGCCGTCAACCCGGAAACATAGGCTTGGTAGTCGGCCCACAACTTTGTCTCCAACTCTGCCAACGTCGCCTTCTCTGGTGTCACGCTGTCACCAACTAGGAACAGCGATCCTGATGCCAACGTGGCACTGTCCAATCCGGTTAAGTCCAACACGTTGGCCTGAACGCCACTAAGGACAAACGTCTGCAACTGATCGACGGTGACGCTGTACGATGTTCCACCGCGACCAATCAGTATTTTGTCTGCTGTGACGACAGGACTACCACTGCTTGCGGACCATCCCGACGCCAACACGTAGGTTGACAGCAGGCCAATGTCCAACTTGTATTGTGTGCCTGACCGGAATATCAGTAGGTCGTCCCCGGCTGCCGCAGCGACGGCACCTGACGCACTGTCCTGCGTGCCAACGATATACGTGGCAAGGTTGGCCCCCGTTGCCGTCTTGCCTGTTCCGCTTCGCTCTAGCAGGAAAACGTCAGTTGCATTGATTGCTGCCCCTAAGACCGCGTAGTCGTCCCAGGCAGATGACAGGATGTCACCTCCAACTTTGCCTTGAACGTAGGTGGCAATGGTTGTTGCCGTCACTTTGCTGGCAACACCGCTGTCGCTCGCGTAGAACGTGTCTCCGTCCGCTAGCGTTGCAATAGCAGACAAACTGGCTACATAGGCAAGGAACTGCGAATGCACTCTCGCAGCAATAGCCGTGAAAGTCGTTTTGAGTGCCGTGGAGCCCTGTGCCAACACGTATTGGTCGGTGTCGGCCAATGTAGCCGCCGACAATGCTGCGATCTGGGCCCCAAGTGAAGTCACTGACGAATCCAGGAAAGATTTCACGTTGTCGATGTCGATTTGCTTTAGAACGCCCGCATCGCTAAACAGCAACTTGTCGCCTGAAACGATCGTGCTCCCCGTGGTGATCGCCTCCAGTTTGTCCACGATCCAATTAAAGAAGTTGTCAGCAGTGATGATCTTCTCCACGTCCGACTGAAACACGTTCAACTCGTCCGTGTCGCCTACCGACGTGATTACCGACGCTTGATGCAACTGGTCAATCGTAAACGCCGCAAGCAAGGTAGCGGTAGCATGTTTCGATGTTGTTACGTCAAGCAACGGAAACTTTTCCGGACCTGACAGCGTGTCCACTGCGAGTCCAGCCACCCATTCGGCAAAGGTTGGATTTGGCATTTAGTCTCTCCACGTTCCCGCTGTTGCGATTTGTATTGTTATTCGCTCGTACGCCCACTGTCCCGATGACTGCAACCAGATGCAGGCCCACATTCCCCTGACGCGCGGACGAGTCGTCAACGATCGTCCTGCCGCCCATGCTCCAGTGTACTTCACGTAACCACCGAAACTGGTTGCGGCAATAGAGGCAGCAATTGCTGCCTTCCCATTTGCCGCTGCCTCTTCGGCTGTGGCACCAGTAACGATCCTCCAATTCACTGTCGCACTGCCAGCAGCCACCATCCCATGAATTGCCGTGATTACTCCCAACTGGTCTATGCTGCCGAGCTTTACAGGGCCAAGCAATACATGACTGTCGATACTTGCCGTCGTGAACGGCCAAAATCCCTGTCTCTCAGTGTCGTAAAAGAATGACAGGCTGTCACCTGGGAGGTGAATGTAGACTCCTCGGTCTGCATGGTTGTACTCCAGGACGGTGCTTGCGTTTGTAACCCCCGTGAGTTCCACAGGAAGTGCATCCTCGGAAACTGCCTGCAACCCTTGCCCGTCTGCACCTACGGTGTAAAGCCCATGCGAGGACAGGAAATACACCCTGTCCATGTGATCCTTGCACCACGATCTCGCCGTTACCATGCCAACGCCACGGGAAATGTTTCGCATCGCCCCGTTCGCCGCCGGATCCCCACTGATTGCCCACAGGCTGTTGCTCGTCGCTGCCAATAAATAGGCATCTTTGTGTGGCACCAATGCAACAACATTCCCTCCAATCTCCCCAGCCTCAGAAAGCTGGATCGCAAACGCTCGCCCTTCGTCCGACAAGTCCGCACCGTAGTTCCAGTCTGTGTAATCGCCCTGTCTGCTTGCGAATATCACTGCACCATCTGGACGCAATAGCCTGCCACGGTACACACACTCTGCAACATGCTCCGCCGGTGCATCCTCGCCCGGTATCACAGGCACTCGCCCACCGCTGCTTGTGATGTTCTGCTCGTAATCCAGGATTAACAAATTGCCGTCATCGTCGGTAATGCTGTTGCCGCTGCCGTCATCCAAATACCTTGGACTGTCCGCAGGAACCGTTGGTACTGATCGCCCAGTAAACGACCCACCACGCAAGCGCTTGGTAAGGGCGTCCTCCAGTCGCACATTGACAGCCCACGGTGTCGGCGAAGGACCATCCCCGAAGCTTGCCGCATTGGCAATCCTCCTGACGACCCCCGACGAAGGGAACGAGATGTTAATTGGCTGGACTGGCACGCTACGCCTCGATGAGCAAGTATTCGATGTCTACCGCTGCGGTGTGTGCAACCGCAAACGGCGCCAAAGCTTCGCAGTGGAACAAGGCAATACCACCAGGAGGAATCTTAACCAAGTTCGCTGCACCCGTTCCCGACCTGATCGAGACAAAGTTCGTCGTGCTCTCGTTGTAAACCAGGATGTACCCAGGTGTTGCCACGTCACCAAGAGCCAACGCCTCCTCGCTGGTGCCGATTGTCTGTGACTTGTGGGTGTAGTTCTTGCCAGCAACATCAAGCTGAATGCCAGATTTACTAAATGCCCGGTTCTTGGAACCCTTAACAAACTTAAGGCTTGCTGAAAGTGTCAACTCATTTGCCATCGTGTAGCCCCTTTGGGTTGTGCATGAAGTGACAGGCTGTCATACAGCAACTTGGTGACAGGCTGTCACCAGGAAACTGTCTTCGTTGGCTACAGTCTAATGCTGGACGCCGTTGTACGTCACGCCTCTTTCTGCATAACCCAAGCGGTGAAGGTCGCCAGATGCGTCAGCAAAGTGCCCGTCGCTGTTGTCGCGGTTGTACCCAAGACTGCGTGGGCTTGCCAACTGCTGGTCATAGCTGACGCTGGCAATTAGCCTTTCCATGAACGCCTGTTCGTGCCGTCTCTCACGTCGCTTCAGCATTGTCTCGGCTACTGCGAGACAGCTTTCGATGATGGTTTGCATGTGGGCCTGCCCTCCATGGATAACCTCAAGATCATCTCCAGGGCTAACGCGATACCGATAGTGCAGGTGGTACGAATCGTCCGGCACAGGCCAAAAAACAATTTCATAGCGAGTTCCTCCAGATTGTGGGTCATTCTTCTGCCGAATCGCTCCCTTCACGGGACGACCGTCAGCTTGCGTCGTTGATTGCAACAGTCTCCTGATCTGCTGCTCCCCGATGATCTCCACCGGAGGATAAATCACGTTCGTCCCCGGCGCGTACGTCATCGGTGCATCCAGCCCACCGAAGTCGGCTGGCAAGTCATACGTGTAACTTCCCGCAGTGATGTTCATGCTCTCAATCGGAAACAGGAAACTCCAGGTGTGACCAACTCGCTGCCCTTGCAATGGTGGCGGCATGTAGAACCTTCGCAAGCCCTGTCGCTGGCACTCTCGCACCTGCTGCTTCTGTGACTCGCTCCAACCGTTACTGTCTTGTCCGAACCCCATGAACAAGCCAATCTGCCCACGAATCTTGTCGGCTTCGGTGACGTTCTCGGCCCAGGTTGTTCCGTCGCCACTTGGCTTTCCTGCCTGCCTGTCAATGTGAATGGAAGCAGCGAGACGTTGCTGGAACCTCGCGTACGCTGTGCCAACAGGTGCTCCACGCAATGACCCCTCGCGTTCCTCTGCGACAGCCATGCAAGCAGCAAGCAACGTCTCTGCGTGTTGTCTGCCTCCAAGTGGATAGGAGTTTTCTGGGCCAAATGGACCTGGGGACAGCGTGTATCGAAACGTCGCGTTTATGGCCTTGTCTGGTGCTGGGTAAACAATCAGCTTCCATCGCTGGACGCCTTTGCCGTCATTAATCTTGGGACGCACCGCAACATACCGTGGCGTCCCGTTGGCCGAGTCTTTTGCTAACAATGCACGCAATTGGTCGTCCCCAACGATTGGCAATCTGCCCTCGCCCGTGGTTACGATCAAGTCTCCAACGATACCAGTGAAGTCCTCGGGGGCGTCGTATTCTGTCTGCCCCACTTCCAAGCTAATCTGCTCCATGCCTCGGAGGAAACTCCAAGCATGTGGGGCACGATTCCTGCGGTCCTTTTGCTGCTCTGACGGAGCGCCGACAGTCGCAACATCGCCTTCTGGTGACAGGCTGTCACTTCCGCCAAGATGTGCAATCTCCTCCTGTGGAGGCGGGTAGCAAAATCGATAGTATCCACTCTGGACTATCGAATCGAGTCTCCCCTCTGTCGTGAAGTCCCAGGCAGCGTCTTCGCGGCCTACATCTAACACATACCCAAGCTCACGCATGAGCCAAAGGTAAGTGCCGTATTCGGCTGTCTGGATTGGATGCGGCATTATTGGTTCCTTGCTGGTTACTTAGATTGCTTCGGGTGTTCCGATTGTCTCTCGGTCTACCGCAATCGACGATGCAAGTTGCCGAAAGAACTGCTGTGCCTGTAATCCACCATCAGGACTAATCGCCTCGGCGTTGAGCTTCCTGTCAGCCTCCATGAGACATGCTGACACCAACAGCTTGCTGTGAACGGCTGGTCCCAAATGATATTGATTCACAGCGTCAATGGCCTCTGGAAGTTTCTCGTACCTAAACGCCACTGTAAACGGGCGATCTGGTGCAGGGTAGAAATCCAACTCGTACCCTTCGTTCACTCTGTCGTTGCGAGCGCGAATTGCCACATAGCGAGGTATCCCCGTTAAGTATCTCTTGCTCTGCATCGCCCGCAACATCTCGTCCTCAACGATAGCAAGCCGCAGGTTATTGCCGCTGACTGTAAAAGTGAACCCTGACTGCATCCTCACAAAATCGTCCGGCAGGTCGTACGGAGCATCGTCAGCGTCGATTCCTATTTGCTTGCTCACACACAGGAATGACCATAGGTGCGACTTGCCACCATTAGCATCCATCGTGGGAGGCCAGTAGAAATGCCACTGCCCAGCCTTGATGATGTCACTAACGTCCTGCGTTTGATTCGCGTCCCAGTTCGCTGGGTCCCGGTCAAAGCCAAGATGCCGACCCACTTCCCGTCGCAACTCGTCATAACTGATTTTTAGCGACATG